CGGCGTCGCGACGTCGAGGAGCGACTCGAAGTCCGGACGCACCGAGACACGGAGAGGGGAGGACTTGTGGAGCATGTGCCTGAGCGAGCATGCCGCTAGGGGCTTATGTTGCTGGAGGCAACCACCCGCTAGCGGCATGCTCTGGCTAGCACTGATAGCCAAGCTAGCCACCGGTGTCAAGGATGACGAGGGCGGACATTCTGTGTCCTGGCGCTGCTTGACGGCCGGCTAGCCAGGGAGCAAGGTGTGTTCCTCGGCACGACAGAAAAGTGCGGGCCGCCCCGAGCATGAGGCGGCCCACGTGTCTGACACAGCACAGAGAAGGAGGACTCAGACGTGGCAAGAATAGCGCAGAGGCGAAAAGCTGGCAACCATGGCCGTAGCACGGCCCGACCGTTCGTCACGCTCGCGGACTCGGAGAAGGATCGCGCCGGTTGGCTCAAGGCGCGGGATGAGGGGATCGGCGCGAGCGAAGCTGCGATCATCTTCGGCGTGAATCCGTGGGAGAGCCCGTTCTCGCTCTACCAGAAGAAGCGTGGCGAGGTCGGGGCACAGCCCGACAACCCAGCGATGTCGTGGGGTCGCAAACTGGAGCACATCGTCGGCGAGACGTTCGCCGAGGAGACGGGGCGCGACGTCTGGAAGCACCCGCTCGGCGCGCATCTGCTCCGCTCGCGTGCGTTCCCCTGGCTCCTGGCGACGCCGGACTACGAGCAGCGAAACCCGCGCCTACAGACGGATGGGCTGCTTGAGTGCAAGACCACCGGAAGTCGCTACGAAGCCGACTGGTCCGAGGAGGCTCCGCTCTACTACCAGATCCAGGTGCAGCAGCAGCTTTTGGTTTCTGGGCGTCTGTACGCTTCGATCGCGTGTCTGATCGGCGGACAGAAGTTCATCTACACGCACGTCGTGAGGAACGACAAGTTCCTGAAGACGCTGGTCACGAAGACCCAGAAGTTCTGGCAGATGGTGCAGGACGGCACCCCGCCGCCCATCGACGCGAGCGAAGCAACGATCTCGACGCTGAAGAAGATGCGCGAGGACGGGCGCGTCATCACGTTGCCGAAAGACGTGCTGAAGTGGCACGATCAGATGCTCCTGGCTGCCGAGCATCGGAAAGCTGCCGAGGCTGACGAGAAGGAGGCGAAGCACGAGATCAGCGCGCTCATGGGGCTTGCGAAGCGCGGGCTGCTCCCGGAGGGGCGAGGCATCTACAAGTTCGAGACGCGCGCTGCGTACGACGTTAAGGCGCACACAGTCTCTGCATCACGGCAGTTGAAGTTCAGCAACCGCATCGACGTCTGAGTCACAAGAAGGAGAACCAGAGCATGACCGAGATTGTTTCCCCCAAGCAGAAGATGGCGAACTTGCGTTCGCTGCTGATGAACGAGAAAGTTCAGGCACAGATCATGTCCGCGCTTCCGCGGCACATCGACGGCAAGCGCCTGTTCCGTGTGTACCTCACGGCGGTGCAGACCACGCCCCGCATCCTGGAGTGCGACACGGTGAGCGTGATCGGTGCGGTTATCCAAGCGGCACAGGTCGGGCTCTCGCTCGACTCGGTGTTCGGCGAGGGGTTCCTGATCCCGCGCTACAACAAGAACACCGGCGGCTTCGTCGCGCAGTTCCAGACCGGGTACAAGGGCCTGCGCAAACTCGCGTTCACGTCGGACAAGGGGATCCGGGACATCTACGCCCGCGTCGTCTACGAGAACGACACGTTCGAGTACGCCTACGAGCCCGCCACGCTCAGGCACACGCCCGCGGACGCAGACACGCGCGGCCCTCTGAAGTACGCCTACGCGAAGGTGATCTGGAAGGAGGACAACTACGACCGCTTCATCGTCGTCGGCACGCCGGAGATCAACAAAGCGAAGTCCGCGAGTGACTCCGCCAAGAAGGGCTTCGGTCCCTGGATCGACAACACCGAGGCCATGTGGGCGAAAACGGCGCTCCGTCGGCTCTGCGACACGCTCACCTTGAGCGCGGATTCGGATCTGGCCCGCGCGATGGTCTCGGAGGACTCGGAGGAAGCAGGGAGACATGCCGTGGCGGGGCTCGACCTCGACTTGTCGTCCCTATCGGCAGCGCCTGCTGCGCCGCAACTGCAGGAGCCGACTACGAGCGCGCTCGATCAGCTGGCGGAACAGTCCGGTGGGCAGACACCTGCGCCTGTTCAGCAGCGACGGCGGCGTGCGGCTCCGCAGGAAGCCCCGCCGGTTGCGACGCAGCCCGCTGCCGCGCAGGCAGCACCCACGCAAGCGGAGAGAGACGACGAGCGCATCGTCGGGAACATCGACCGGCGCACTGGTGAAGTGATCGAGTGACCCAACGCCTCAAGGTGCGGCTGACGCCCGACCAGATCGCTTACGCGACTCGCATCGGGCGTCAGCGGCACGCTGAGCACGGAATCGACCCGCGCGTGGACACATCCCGCGACGGAGTTGATCTGCACATCCAGGGCGCGTGCGCGGAGATGGCCGTCTCTGTCGCGTTGAAGCGCCCGTGGGACGGAGCGTTCCAGAAACTCGCCGAGTGGCGCGTGTGGCGGAAGATCGGTCACGACGTCGGTGGCCTGCAGGTGCGCTGTACGAGCTACACGACGGGCGGGCTCTGCGTGCACAAGATGGACCCGGACACCCACCCGTTCGTGCTCGTGCTCGACCGCGACGCGCCCGAGTACGTGCTCGCCGGATGGATCATGGGTATGGACGCGAAGAAGGACATGTACTGGGACGAGACGCTGATGAGTAAGCGTCCCTGCTACCTCGTGCCGCAGATCGATCTCCGGTCATGTGCCGAGCTTGCTCGCGAGCCCGAGCGCGCCAGTGGCGGCGCGTACCGACGCGACCCGGCGCCCGACTTCGCTGGACACGGCAAGTGGCCGCAGATGCGGTACGCCGACGACGGAGGGCACCCCTCGAAGTACGGGAACATCATCACGTCGAAATTTTCGTTACCCTGCTGCCGGTGCCAGACCATCATCGAGGCCGGTCAGCCTCTCGGGGGGAACCTCGTGACGGGGACCATCCACGGCGATCCAGCGATGTGCAAGATGAAGAAGAGGAGGGCTTCCCAGTGAGATCGTTCACGAAGCCGTCCGTGACTCGAAGCCAGATCAGATTGATACTTGACAGGCTAATATCAGCCCTGTAACGAAACAAGTCCGATGAGCGACGAGAACACCGAGGACGAAACCCCGATTCCGAAGCATCTGGTCGTGCAACTGGACAAGGAGGACCGGGCGCTCCTGGAGCGGCTTTCGGCCATGGAAAAGCTCACAAGGAGCGACATCGTGCGCCGCGCTCTGCGCCGGTACGCAAAGGATCTGGGGCTCACAACCACACCTGCGGTCTAGGGGGACACGTGACGGAACAGCAAGTTCCACGGGATCGGTGCCTCTGATGGACTGGTCCGACGAGCGGTATGTGCGCGTTTACACGCGGGACACGCCGACGATGAAGCTCCTCCGATGGGAGGGTCGGATGGTCCTGTTCGAGCTACTTCGGAAGGTGGACAGGGCCGGCGTCATGGACTTCGGGGACGAGGGGCCAGCCGAGGCCATCTCAGCGGTGACGGACATCCCGCTGGAGCATGTGACGGTGGGACTCCAGCGTCTCCTGGACCGCGGGTGCGTCGTCGTGAAGGACGGTTCCATCGTGATCTCGAAGTTCCTGGAGGCGCAGGAGTCGCCACAGTCGGACAAGCACCGACAACGGGAGTACCGGGCCAAACGGCGCGACCTGGCGAGGCATGGTGTCACAAATCGTGACACGACCGCTGTCACAAATCGTGACACCTCCGACGCTTCTCGTGACACCCCCCAGAAGGGGGCAGATACCCCCACTGTCACGAAACCAATCATCCCCGTCACGGGACCAATCGCGTCTGACTACAAAGACGCCGAAAACGTCACTCTGTACTGTACTGTGCCTAACTGTACTGTGCCTAACTGTACCGGTACCCATACTACTGCAGCTGATCGTAGCGCGCGTGAGACCGGAGTCGTCGCCCCCGAGCCCGAGCCCGAGCCGACGAAGGCGAAGACCGAGAAGACTCCCTGCCCGGTCGACTTGTGGGAACACATGCCCGAGCCGACGAGGCGAGCGCTCGACGTGGCCCTGATCCCCTCGGCGGCTCAGGAGTACATGTGCCGTGGATTCGCCGCGAGGTACGCCGGGCGCACCGACCAGCTTCGGACACTGGACCAGTGGGTCTCCAGCGCTGTCCGCGCGATCCAGTCTGACTGGAACGACCCGAACAAGCGACCGAAGCAGCCAGCGCCGTCGGCGAACGGCTCCGCGCCTCGCGCGCCGGGTCCGCAGGACTTCAGCGACCCCCTGTCGCGACGACTCTTGGGAAGGAAGATCCAGTGAAGCAGATCGGCAGCCTGTTGGCGGAAGTGACCGAGTTCACGCAGCGGTACATGAGCGAGCGCGAGCAGAAGCTCCAGCAGGCCATCGGCAGCAAGCATGTGCTGACCTGGGTCGAGGAGACGTACGGCGACGCCGTCGCGTTCCTGTTTCCGGACGACTTCTCGATGAACGATCTCGTCACGACCGTCAGTGACGGCGCGCTCGACAACGCGAAGAAACGCCTGAAGCTCTGTGCCACGTGCCCGCCTCACGGCGGCGCGTGCGCCAGCGAGTACGAGAGTAATCACGGCAAGGCGCCGAAGTGGGATCGCGAGAAGGGTCTTCGGTCGGAGTGGTGCCCGCGCTGGAAGGAACACATCCTCCGACGGAAGTTGACCAGCGTGGGTGTCGGAGAGGCGTATCTCGGCGAGCGCTTCAGCACGTACGTGCCGACCACCGACGCGCAGCGCGACGCGAAGGCGCGGTGCGAAGAGTACGCGGCAGCGTTCAAGCGAGGCACGACACGCGGCAACCTGATCCTCGCCGGCCAGAACTACGGCGTCGGCAAGACGCACTTGTCCATCGCCGTGGTCGCGGACCTGCTCGCTCGGTATCGACTGCGCACGGCGATGTTCGCGTACGTGCCGGAGTTCCTGGAACGTATCCGGCGTTCGTACTCAAGCGACGACCCTGAGCAGCGTCTGGTCGAGAACGCATGCACCACCGATCTTCTGGTGCTCGACGATCTCGCTGCACAGCGCACGACGGATTGGGTGCGCGAACAGATGAACCTGATCTCGAACGCCAGGTCATCCAACAAGCTCCCCACGATCATCACGACGAACGCATCGTTCAAGGAACTGGAAGAGACGCTCGGGCCGCGCGCAGCGAGTCGGTTCTTCGGGAACATGTTTGGTGCTGTGGTCGACGGACCAGATCGCCGGGTCGTCGAAGTCTGATGGCTGACGTCGTCCCGATCCGGCAGACGGCTGCACCAATCTGTGATCTCGACGCAGAGGCCGCGATGCTCTCTGCGATGTTCGTGGATCCGGCGCGCTACGACGACGTCATCAGCATCTGCGGACCGGAGCAGTGTTACGCGGACGCCAACAAGCGCATCTTCGAGGCTATCGTCGAGCTTCGAGAAGCCGACAAACCGATCGACATCGTGACGGTCGCGCAGTCGCTGCATGCGTCCGGACGTCTCGCCCAGGTGGGGGGCACGCCGTACCTCGGACAGATCGTCGACTCTGTGCCGCATGTCGCGAACGTCGCGGAGTACGCGGTCATCGTCCGCGAGAAGTGGCGACTGCGACAGGCGATGGCGCGTGCGCAGACGATCATCGGCACCATCCGTGGCGGCACAGTTCCGAACGATGAGGTTCAGACGCTGCTCGAAGAAGCCGAGCAGTGGTTCGCGGAGATCGCCCACCAGCGGCAAGACAAGTTCCTGGTACCGCTCAAGGACTCGCTCGCCGAGGCTTTGAAGAGCCTGCAGGACATGTCCAAGCGGGGCGCGACAATCACCGGCACCCCGATGCTGCTGAAGCCGCTCGACGAGGCGATGAGTGGGCTCCATGACGGAGACCTGATCATCGTCGCGGGTCGCCCTGGTTCCGGCAAGACGTCGCTCGCGATGGGGATCGGGGAGAACGTCGCGAAGCAAGGACACGGCGTCGCGGTCTTCTCTCTGGAGATGCCGGCCATCCAGCTGGTCACGCGCATGTTGGCGTCGCACACACGGATCGAACTGAGCACATTCAGGAAACCGAACGAGGTAGGAAACCATTGGCCCGCAATCACAAGTGCCATCGCGACAATGGAGAAGCTCCCGCTCTGGATCGACGACACGGGCGGCATCACGATCTCGGAGATCCGAGCGCGTGTCCGTAAGCTGAAGGTCGACATCGCGAACAAGCGCATCGGCACGGTCACATGCACTGGACTGAAAGTCGTCATCGTCGACTACCTGCAGCTGGTGCAGGCGCAGCGCGGCAAGGGCCAGAACCGTGAGCAGGAGGTCGCGCTCGTGTCGCGCTCGCTGAAGCTCCTGGCGAAGCAGGAGAACGTCGCCGTCATCGCGCTCTCGCAGTTGAACCGGTCGAGCGAGTCACGGAAGGGCAGTGACAAGCGACCGCAGCTGAGCGATCTCCGCGAGTCGGGGGCCATCGAGCAGGACGCCGACGCGGTGCTGTTCGTTTTCCGGCCGAGCATGTACGCCGAAGATCCGGAGTTGGAGGGCTGGGCTGAGATCATCATCGGCAAGCAGCGAAACGGCCCGGTCGGCACCCACAAGCTCGCTTTCGCCAAGGAATGCGTGCGTTTCGACTTGCTTGAACGGAACCAATTCGACGAGTACGATGGTTTCCAGGACATGTGATCCTGGAACCGCCATGGCCAAACGACGCGCGTCTTCTGCCGACGACATCACGCTCTACGACATCGACCCGGTCTTTCAGGACAAGCTGATCGCTTGGCTGACACAGAAACCGAAGGGCGTTGTCGTCGACATCGGCGCCACGCCTGAAGCGTTCACGATCACGCTCGACCCCGGCGGCACATTCCTCGACGAGAGCTTCGAGCATGTGCTGAGCGCTTCGATGGGCTCACGCTCGAAGAAGAAGTACATCGACCCGGAGTTGGAGAACCGGATTCACATGTTCCTTCACGCGGCGAAGGCACGTCTGACGTTCGGCGCGAGCAAGGACGGCGTGTTCAACATGACCGTCTCGAATCCAGACTCGCGCGGCACCGCGAGCGACGAGGACTTCGAGTTCGCGCTCGTGATCGCCGAGGAGAAGTTCTGGGAGAACATGCCGGCTCGGCCGAAGGTGCCGATCGTGACTGTGCCGGCGCCGATGATCAGTCCCGAGGCGCGAGGGGCGATGCTGGATGAAACGCTGCCGCCTGGGATGGCGCAGTACTTCCAGCCGCGCCCGACGCTGTCGCTACCGGCGCGACCGTCGCTGCCTCCGGCGCCGGCACAGACGCCAGGCGGATTCGTTGGCGCCTGGCAACCGCCCGCGGCGCGACCTGCGCCAGCGCGACCTGCGCTGCCAGCGCCGAAACCGAAACCGAAGCCGAAGTCCACGCCACTGAAGTTCCCGTTGGTCAGTCCGGCTGTGCCGGTGATGACCTCGCTCGGTCAGGCGCCGTCGTTCTTCGGGGGCTCGACGCCGCCGCCGGGACAGTTCATCTCGAAGAACGCTCGCCGTCCGCCACCTCCGCCGTCGTCGAGACCGTTCGATCCGAGCGTGCCGCCTGTGCGCTACGCGAAGCCGCACCACTTCGCGGTGAATCCACCAACATATTCGCAGGAGCCGTCCGGATACGTGCTCAGGAAATCGTCACGGTGGTCCGCAGGACGGCAGCTTCCGTACCAAGGGCCTTCGGCTAGGGAGGTGGGGGTGGTGCCGCAGGTCTACGGCTCGTGGGAAGCGGCAAAACGGGACGCCGACCGCATGTTGAACCCAGTCGGCTTCGAGGTTGTCGCGATCGATCAGAGCGGGTTCGAGATTGAGCCGAGCGCCGGTTCGCCGCACGGTCGTATGCGGGAGAACCACGCCGGTGCCTGGCGCATCCACCTCGCCGGTGGCGACGTTGCTCGCGGAGCCCACGCCGACTACGACGAGGCTGCGCAGGAGGCCCGTCACACGTACGGCCCCTCGGGTTGGACCGTCGAGTGGCACGCCGCGGGCCGCTGATGTAGCCTGCGGCACATGATCGCTCTCGGCGTCGTCATCAACCCGAAGCTGAAGGTGCCCGTGCTCGTGGTGGTCGATGGAGGCTACATCAACATCAGAGCGTTCCCGACCGTGGGCGAGGACGGGGAGGATCAGGAATGGGAATACCTGGGGGATGGGTACTACGGGGAGGATTCCGGATCGTCGATCACTGGCCTGCCTCGGTCGCACACCCCGAATCGTGGCCCGCGACGAGCGCTGAGACGGAACCGCGTCGAGACAGAGGGGATGGGCTACGGCACATCGCTGTACACGGCACTCTGTCTTGGGGCGCACCAGAACCACGAGTGGAACGAGCAAGGGGAACGCGACCGGTACAAGATAGGGTCGTACGGCCCGACCGGTGACGGGATCTCCTCGATGGAGGGGACCCGATCCGAAGAAGCCGAGGCTTGGTGGAGCGCTGCGCGACGGCGGAAGCTCGTCGCATCGGAGGAGCACCAAGAGAGGGACGAAGGAGTGGACGTCACGAGTGAGTACTCCTACCGGATCGAGGGCCAGGAGTACGGGGGCGGCGAGATCACGAACGTGAACACGATCGACGTGGATGTCTCGACGAACACGGTCGTGGACGTCTACACGTGGCAGAGCGCTCTCAAGCACAATCTGATCATCGCGTCGTTCACGGCTACGTTTACGCACTCCGAACCGGCTGGCTTGTGGCAAGCACTGCAGCGAGACGGGATCCATGAGGCGTATCCGCTCTGGATCCTCGGTCTCGACGTGCGCGGATTCACGCTCGACGCCATCAACCTGCTCGGCCTCATCGGGCAGAGCGCCGGGCTCAGCGATCAGGATCTGTCGAATCTGCGGTATCGCTGGGAGCGCCAGATCGATCCGTCGATGCCGGTGCCGCAGATCGTGTTGCCGTTCAAGCCGAACAGCGCGGCCGCGCACGAGGCGATGGAAGCCGTGGAGCAAGCGGCGGAGATCCGAGAAGCATCCGGA